GCTCTCGATTTCGGCGGCAGCGGTGAAGGCGTTCTCGCGGCCGAAAGCATCGAAGCTTGGTGGGACTATTTCAACCAGACCGATCCGGTGAACGCGCGGATCTACATTGGCAATCCCGACAACGTGGCGAACGGCTTCTTCTGGTCCGGTCAGCTGCATATTTCGAACTTCGAGATCGTCGGAAACACCGGCACGCGCGCGACCGTGTCGATCTCGGTAGTGTCGAATGGTGAGCTTACTCTGACCCCGGTCAGCACCTGATGCCCGAACCGATGATAATGAACTGGCAGGGGGGCGAACACGCCTTCCTACTGGATTTGGGTTGCGTCGAGGCGCTTGAGGAAAAGTTTGACTGTAGCGCCCACGCCATAGCAATAGAATTCTTCGCAAAGCGCCCCATGCTAAAGTGGTTGCGCGAAGTTCTGCGGCTTGGGTTGATCGGCGGCGGGATGGAGCGTGTAGCGGCGGCGCGTTTGGTGAACGATGTTCTTGAGCGGTGCGGGCCAATCAATTTGCTACCTTTGGCGAGCGCTGTTCTATTCCACGGGCTTTTCCGAGAGGGGCATGGCGATGAAGCCGCCCCGGGGGAGCTAAAGGCGGGGACGGCCCCGCAAAAAGAATAAACTTCCGCGAGATATACGGCGCTGGTGCTGTGCTTGGGTTCACCCCCCAGCAGTTGCAGCGCATGACGCTTTGGGAATTCACGGCCTGCATTGCGGGCTATGCCAAGGCGCACAGCGTCGCGGACGCCAAGCCGGTGACGGACGAGCAATACGATGCATTGGTCGCTTTGGGTGACCGCTGGAACAAGGAAGCCACAGGTGGATGAAGGAAATGGCTTAAACCTTGAAATCGGGATCACCTTGTCGAAGCTCGCCAAGCAGCTGGCTCAGGCTGAGGCACGCATGACCAAAGCCGCGCTGCGTGGCGAGGCGGCATTTGCGCAGGCCAACGGGCGCGCAGCTGCATCATTCACCAAGATCGATCGAGCCGCACAAAGGACATCCGCAGAAATGCGGAACTTGGGCCAGTCTGGCCGATCTGCTGGCGGTGGGCTGCAAAACGTTGGCTTTCAGGTGCAGGACATTGCAGTCCAGATCGCAGGTGGCACCAGTGCAACCCGTGCGCTGTCACAGCAGCTTCCACAGCTTGCTTCCGGCTTTGGCCCAGTGGGTGTTGCTATCGGCACGCTTGCCGCTGTGGGTATCCCCCTGCTGGCGGCAGCCTTTGGCAGCAGCGGCGACAAGGCGACGGAGTTCCAGGCGAAGCTGAAGGACCTAGTGGCGGCATCGGACGCTTATGCGAGTTCGACGGCGGCAGCGGCGATCACGACCGAAGACATCCGGGCCAAGTATGGTTCAGCCGGAGAGGCTGCGCAGGCGTTTCTGGACACGCTACGCCAGATTGACCAGGTGCGGGCGGGAGAGGCCACTCTTGCAACGTTTGACGAATTGTTGAAGGGCTTCGGTGAGTTCGACCCGGAGGCGTTCGGATCAGCGCGGGCGCAGATGGACGAACTCTTCTTCATCGCCAAACGGGTGAAGGACGAGTTCGGGCTGACGGCGGATCAGGCCCGCAATGTGGCGGCGGCGATGAACGATCTTGCCAATGCGCAAGGACCGGCTGCACAGGCCGCAGAGGCCGAACGGCTGCGGAACATCCTGTTCGACGCCCTCGGCGGTTATGAGAACATGAACGCGGAAACGCGGGCCTTTGTGGATGGCTTGGCGCAGGCCGGCATTCTGGCCGCAGAGGTCGAGGGCACAACGCAGAAGATCGCGACGGCCATTGTCCAGATCGAGGCGGGCATACAGCTTGCCACAGCGGCGACGGGCGGGCTTGCGAACGCGGCCAGTGTGACGTTGGGCAAGTTCCTAGAGATAGCCGCAGCGGCCTATGACGCGGCGCAGGCGATGACCCCGGGCTTCGCCGTGCGGCAACTGGACGACGAACGCGGTTCGCAGGACGACATGCGCCGCTCGGCGGGGGAATACCGGCGCGATCAGGCTATCCGGGCGCGTACGGCCCGTCCCGGCGGCGGCGGTGGTGGTGGGGGCGGTGGAGCATCGGCCCGCAACCCGCTGGAACAGGGCCAGCGCGAGATAGAACAGCTTCAACAGCAGATGGAAATGCTGGGGAAAACCACCTCCGAGATCGCGCGGATGACGGCGGAGTACGAGCTGCTGAACGCGGCCAAGCAGGCTGGCCTCGACCTGGATGCCATGAGCGCGACCACAGGCATGACCTTGCGCGACAGCATTGCCGCTCAGGCTCAGCAGATCGCCGACCTGACGATCAAGTACCAGCAGGCCAAGGAGCAGACTGAGTTCTACAACGATGTCCAGCAGCAGCTCCAGGACGGTCTGGTCGACGCAATTGTGGAAGGCCAGAACTTCGCGGGCGTTTTGGCCGATGTGGCAAAGCAGCTTGCGAAGGCATTCATTCAAGCGGCGCTGTTCGGTAATGGCCCTTTGGGTGGCGGCAGCGGCATCCTGAGCGGCCTATTTAGCTTCGGTGGTGGTGGCGGAAACTTGTTCGCCAACATCGGCGGCTTCTCAAGCGGTGGCTATACTGGCAGCGGCGGCAAATACGAACCGGCTGGCATCGTCCACAAGGGCGAGTTTGTCATCCCCAAGGACTATGTCGACCGCTACGGCATCCGCACCCTGAATGACCTGAATCGCAACATGAAAGGCTATACAGGCGGTGGGCTTGTTGGCAGTTCTCCCAACGTCAACGTGAACACGGCTGCCCCGCGCGTCGAGGTGGTTGTGATCGACAGTCAGGAGAAGTTCGGGGAGTACCTCGCTGCCAATCCGCGCGCCGAACGCGAAGTCATGAAGATCGTCGAGCGGAACCGGACCTGAGATGCCTGTACTCTGGCCGTTCCGCCCGGTGCCTTCTTCGACGGAGACCCTGAGCTGGCGGACCGACGTGATGGGGTCTGCAGCGTCAGAAATGCGGGTCAGTCTGCGAGAGGCACGGCAGGCGATAACCTATAGCTACGCCGCCCGTGATCCGAAGATGGCGCAAATGGAATGGCTGGTGCGGGAATATCCTTTGGGCGACTGGTATGTGCCGCTCTGGTTTGAAGCAACCGACCCGCAACCGATCGGCACGGCCGACACCGTTCTGAGCGTGAACACTGATGCGCACTATTTCGCGGGCGGCTTCCTCGCAATCTGGGGCGGCTGCGACAATGTGGTGGTGTGCGAGATCGATGCTGTCGCCGATGGCGCTGTCACTTTGACCGCCGCCGTTGGTACCACCTTTGCCAGCGCGTTCGTCATGCCGGTGCGAACCGCCTGGATGGATGGTGGCCTTCGCTTCAGCCGGATCCGGGAACGGGGCATCAGCGACGTTGCTGTGACCTTTCAGGTGCGCGACAGCGATGAGCCTGCCGACACGCCCTACACGCAATACCTCGACCTCGATCTTGTGAAAAAGTGCGGCACGGTCGAACCTTTGGCCGCAGCAGTGGCGCCGGACTATGTTGCGATCGACAATGCTTTTGGTCCCGTGGTGCTGCAATCGAACGCCGACTTCATCGCCTCGCGACACTCTATGATCTGGCGCCTGCAGGACAACCTCTGGACCCGCCGAAAATGGCTGCATTACCTCCGAGGCAGAGACCGTCCGTTCTGGCTGGCCGACTGGCAGAAGGATTTCACACTGGCTGCGCCAATCACCGCGGCTGGAACCAATGTCACCGTAGTGAAGATCGCACCTGTCGTCGCGTCCCTGGTCGGCAGGCATATCCTGATTGACGACGGCACCGCGACGCCGCGCGAAATCACCGCCGCCATCGACAGCGGCGCAAACCATGTCCTGACTATCGCTCCGCTCGGTCGCGACGTTTCGGTCGCGAGGATCGGGCTTCTGCGCATGGTGCGGCTCGATAGCGATGTAATCGAATTCGCCCACGTCCATGGCTTCTACACACAGACACGGATCCCGCTGGTCGAGGTACCTGAATGAGCTTCGCCGCGATTGCCGCTCTTCTTTCCGGCCAGCGTCCCTACTTCCTCTACTGCTTCAAGCGGGGGGGAGAGGAATTCCGGTTCACGACGCTGACAGGCGGACTGACCAAAGCGGTGACAGGTGTTGTCGGCACGGACTGGGCGGCCTCGGCCGTGTCGCATCAGAAGATCACGAACTCAGACAAAGTCGCCCGTGCTGAATTCCCGATCGTGTTTCCGCTGTCGGATGCCTTCGCAAGATCCTGCCTCGCGCCGATCGGCATCAACCGGGTCACCGTGACCATCTGGCGCGGCTTCACCAATGATGTGGATGGGGAGTTGATCGTGCTCTACCGCGGCGGCCTGATCAATATTAGTCCGACGCAAGCCAAGACCATCGCGCTGACGTTCACGACAGACCAGACGGCTTTGCAGCGCCTAGGGCTTTCGCAGGTGATCCAGCGACCCTGCCGGCACGTCCTCTATGGGCGCGGCTGCAGGCTTGATGTCGATGACTTCAAGACGTCTGGCAGCATGACCGCGATCACGACGGACGGCATCACGCTGACGGTACCGGCGGCCGACGCACAGCCCGACGGCTATTACAACGCTGGCATTTTCTTCTGGGGTACTTCGTCGGAAATGATCCTGTCGCATGTCGGGGAAACGCTCACCCTGGCCTCTCGGATCGTTGGGCTGACGGATGCCTTTGCTGCTGACGGGGCGCAGGCCGTCGATCTTGCCCCCGGCTGCAATCTGACAACGACCGTCTGCGCAGAGCGATTCGACAATCTGGACAATCACGGCGGGTTCGCAGTCATCAACGACACGCCTTTTGACGGCCGGAGCATCATCTGATGGACCCGTTTACCCAGCTTCTGATCGGGCTCTTTCTTTCCTTCGTCGGCGCCCTCTTCGCGCCAAAGCCGAAGCCACCGAAACCCGGCAAGCTCGAAGATTTCGCAATCCCGAAGGCCACCGAAGGCGACGTGATCGGCAAGGTGTTCGGAACCGTGATGATCGAGGATGCGTCGGTCGGATGGTACGGCGACCTGAAAACGACCGCCATCAAGAGCAAGTCAGGCAAGAAATGATCATCACCGTCTCCGATCTGCGCCGCTCCCAGGTGTGCCCGAAGGCGCGCGTGTGGTTCGCAAAACATGGGCTGGACTGGCGCGACTTTGTGCGCAACGGCATTGACGCGGACAAGCTGACAGCGACCGGGGATGCGATCGCCCTCCGCGTCGTGGAGGAAGCCCGTGGGCGGTAGTTCATCTCAAACCATCGGGTACAAGTACCTGCTGGGTGTCCACTTCGTGCCTTGCCTCGGGCCCGTGGATGCCTTGCTGCGCATCGATGTGGACAAGCGCATCGCATGGGAAGGCCGGTCGACGGGTGGCACCATCACGATCGACGAGCCAGAACTGTTCGGCGGCAAGAAGCGCGAAGGCGGCGTGACCGGAACGCTGGACATGATGCCAGGCGAACCGACGCAGGCTCGGAACGACTATCTGGACAGCAAGATCGGCGCGGCACTGACTTCCGCCTATCGCGGTGTCATGTCGATCGTGCTGCGACAGACCTACATCGGCAACAATCCCTACCTTAAGCCATGGCGGTTCAAGGTGCAGCGGGTGTTCACAGGCTATGATGGCGCTGCGCAGTGGTATCCTGAAACCGCTGGCATTACGCGCGGAACCCGGTTTGCAGACACCGCCGTTTACATCACTATCGACGGTTCAGGGTCGATGCTCGGCACCAGATGGGACAACGCGAAAGCGGCGACGGTTAATCTGTTGACCGAATTGAAGGCCATCGCCGATCCGCTGAACCCAAGCGACATACAGGTTGTCTTTTGGACAAACGTTGTCGAGGACACCCTTATTCGGCGCAACTGCACCGCTACAGATTTTGACGACCTGATTGATTTTGTGGCGACCCAACCGTTCGCATTTGGTGGTGGCGGCACGTCCTTCGCAGCCGCAGTTTCGCAGCTTGAGGACTTTATCGCGGATTCAGGATCAAAGCGGCGCGTGATGCTGTTCCTTACCGATGGGGTGGACGGGTTCGGAACCGAAGACGACGCGGGGGCCGTTGTTGATAGCATCGAGGATTTGGAAGCCTATGCTTTCAACCTTGAATTGACTGACATCACCATGACGGAGTTGGTCGACACGACGCCGGACGATAGCGTTCCGGTCATAACCGACAGTTCAGCAGAGGCGTTGCTGTCCGCGTTCCGGGGCGCGTTTTCCACCGGGTTTGACATGAACCCCGCCCACATCATCCGCGAAGTGCTGATTTCGCCAGATGTTGGCGGTTCGGGCGATGATGGCGAAGTTGGCGATACATTCGAAGATGTGGCCGACACGCTCTTTGCCGAGGGGTTCGGGCTGTCGTTTCTGTGGAAAGAGGGAAGCCGTCAGGAGTTCATCACCAGCATTGAGCAACACATTGACGCCAAGACCTATCAGGACCGCCGAACCGGTCTTTGGGAATTGAAACTGATCCGGTCGGATTATGATCCGGAAACCGTCCCGACATTTGGCCGTGCCGAAATCGTCGAGTGGGAACAGGTTAACTGGCCCGATCCGGCTGAACTTCCGAACATGGTGACCGTTGTGTACCGGGATCCAGCAAAGGAGGATGAGGCATCAGTGACCCTGGCCAATCCGGCGCGGATCCAGCAGTCGGGCGGAAAGGTCAATTTCCAGAAGACTGAGTACAACGGCATCTACAACTCTACGATCGCAAGCCGTGTGTGCGCCCGTGACCTGACGGCCCTTTCAGCGCCGCTGATGAACGGTGTTGTTGTCCTGCGCTATCTGGACCCAGACCTGAACCGGGGAGATGTGATCAAGTTGCATGACCCGGAAATGGGCGTGGAAAACGTGATCTGCCGAATTCTCGAAATCCAGGATGGCGACGGGCGAGACAACCGCGTCCGAGTGCAGGTCCTCGAAGATAAGTTCGGCCAGACCAGCGATCTGGTCGTGGTCGAGGACAACACTCCGGAGCCGACAGGACCGCAGGTGCCTGATCCGCGCTTGGTGGAAGAGACGCCATATTACATACTTGTTCTCCGCGATGGGCAAAGCACGGTTGACGACGAACTTGCGCTCGAGCCAGACGGCGGCCGGTTCACTCCAACGGGAAAATCACCGACCCCCGGCGACGTGAACATGAACGTCTACGTCGACGCGGGCAGCGGGTATCTTGAACAGGGCGTCACAGACTTTTCACCGGTCGTCACGATGCTTTCCGCCCTGAGCCGCAACACGACACAGACCAAGATCGTCGTCGATTACGACGCTGACCTGGCAGAAATCCGCATCGGTTCTCTCGCTTATATTGGCGGGGAATATGTTCGGATTGACTCTGTGACGCTGGATGGTTCGGCGCTGTATGATCCAGGCGACTATTGGGAACCTGTGGATACACCTTCCGGGGCTGTGTCGCTGATCGAGGTGGGCCGGGGTTGTCTGGACACAGTGCCGGTCGCCCATGCGGAAGGTTCGGAAATAATCTTCTGGCAGGATTTCGCGGACGACGACACGACGCAGTATCTGGCGACCGAAGCTATTGACGTGAAGTTGCAGACCTACGGGCCTTCGGGAACCTTGGCGCTGGCTTCCTGCGCTGTTGACACGGTGACATTCAACAGCCGCGCCATCCGCCCCTATCCACCGGGGAACATGCAGATCGAGGCGTCCTACGACGATCAGGTTCTAGCATTTCCGTTTGACGTGACTTGGGCGCACCGGGATCGACTGACACAGACAACGACCGTCATCGAGGGCTTCGCAGACGGTGACATAGGTCCAGAGGCCGGAGTAACCTACACGGTTACCGTCACGAGCTACGATGCGACGGACACTCTGCTCGACGTGAACCTGACGACAGCTGGTTTGACCGGTACAACCTTGGCCGTTGCTGAAATCGACCTGACCACGCCGCTGGACGTGGCAACTGATTACATCGAGGTCGAAGTTAAAAGCCTGCGAGACGGATACGCATCTTGGACCGTGCCGCAGATCAAACTTGTCGTGTTCCACGCACCTGGCGATCTGACGGCAGAGGAAATCTGACATGGCCGTTTTGTTGACTTGGACCGACCTGAATAGCGGAGTGCGCGATGAAGACGGGATACGCATATATCGTGACACGTCCGCAATCGACCTAGAAGACCTTCCTGCGCCCCTTGCTTCTCTGGCGTCGGGGGCCATCACATACACAGATTCCACCGTGTTGCCCGGTCTGGAGTATTACTATGTCGTTGAAGCGTATAAGGGCAGTCTTTCCGCATTTGCGACCATAAGTCTAACCATGTCAGGCACGATCCTGCTAACAGTGGCCGCTCTTTCTGTGGAGGACTTGCCGGGCGGGACGTTGATTGTTCCCAACGGGACCGGAGGCGACACCGACACGACGATACGCGAGTTGGGCAACATTCTGGATGAGGGAGTTGCCGGAGCACAGCGTTACAAGATCGTCTACTCCGGTCATTCAGGCGCATACACCGGGACGAACGTCTATGTGCATTATGCCTATTCGGCAGACGGTGTGACATGGACCAAGGGTGGGCGGGTCATCGGCACGACGCGCGCCCTTGAAGACCCCCACTTGGTCAAGCATGGCGGGACATATTACCTCTTTGCTGAGGACAAGGCCGATACCCCATTCCGCAATATCCGCCTGTTCACATCAACGGACTTTTCGGCTTGGACGGATCGCGGCGACGTTCTGGACATCGGCACTGGATGGGAAGCGACGGACGTTTCTTCGCCGGTTGTGTGGGTTGAGGGCAGCACGTTCTACATGCTCTATGAAGGGCGTGGCGTGGGCCAGAACGGCGCAATCGGCCTTGCGACAGCAGCGGTAAGCGTCACTCCCACATTCACAAAGAATGGCGGAAACCCGGTGCTGAAAGGTTCAAACCTTTCAGGTGTCATCACTTGGGCCAACCAGATCGTATGCGACGATCTGATAATAGCGGACGATGGAACCTATGTGCTTCTTTACCACGGTCGTCCGTCCGACACCGGAACATGGAAATCCGGAATTGCAACGTCAGCCAACCTTACCACATGGACGCCGCTGCCTGATGCATCGTCATATGTCGCAAACGGCCGAAACGACATTGAAACCGTTTTTGCACCTATCGACGGCGTGGCGCAGTTTGCTTTTGCGTCCGACCTTGGCGACGGCATCCGATTGACGCCAGAAGGCGACCCGGCAACCCTCGTCGTCAACTTCACCGGTTCAAATGGGTCTACAACCTTCACCGACGAAAGCGATTGGGCCAACGCCCTTACTGCCAACGGCAACGTCCAAATCCAGAGCAATGCGGCGGTTTTCGACGGAACGGGCGATTATATTTCTAGCCCGGCCCGCGACATCTGGCAGTTGCATGACTTCGATTGGACACTGGAATTCTTCAAGGTCAAGTTCGATGTCAACACAACTCTCCAGTGCCTTGCTTCCCAATTTGCCGCATCTGGAACGTGGTCTTGGCGAATGGATTACCGGGGCGACCTTTCGCCCGACCGGCTGCGGATGCTGGGTTATGTCACCACCACGGGTACATCGTTCTTGATCGACGCAACTTGGACGCCGACCGTGGGTGTCGAGTATGACATTTGTTTCGAGCGCAAAGGCACGACAGTCCGCATTTACGTTGACGGGGTGATGATCGGTTCTGGCACGACATCCAGCGTCTTTGCAAAGGCCACCGTCCCGATGTGGATCGGCGGGGATGGCTTTGGTGGGGGTGCGGACTGGTTCGACGGCACAATGAAGGCGGTGCGCTTTGCCAAGGGGCGGGCGCGGTATGCGAATAACTCGGGCTATACCGTGCCAACGCTACCAATTTGATGGCGCCAGCTGTTCCGCAACTAACTTCGATAACCGCCCGCTTCGCCGGGTAGTTTCCACTTGTCAGACCGGAGCGCAGAAAGGATGACCGTGCCAAAATTTGAGAACACCTGGACGATCGGGAACATCCTGACACTGGCCGCGATGATCGTTGGCGGTATCATGGCGCTCGCGGTCTTGCGCGCGGATGCCGCCTCTCTGCGATCGAACTTCGATGAGATGAAAACCGATCTTATGCAGCAGGAAGCACGGGTGCGATCACTCGAAATGGGCGCCGGTCGCACTGAAGAAAAGCTGATCAACATCCTCGCCGGCATCAACCGGGTCGAGCGTCAACTGGACGAAACGCCCTAAGCGGCACCCCCTCACAAAGGAACACCCAGATGATCGAGCATGACTCGGGCCGGGCAATTATGTCCGCAGCCCGGCGCTACATTGGCCTGACGGAATATCCGGGCCGGGAAAGCAACCCTGCGGTCGAAGCGCTGTTCACCGCGGCTGGCCACCCCGGCATGACCGAC